CATTATTACAAATATCAAAGAAAAGTTTGTTTTTTATGGTTTTTGTCGTAATATCTATCACATAAACAAGGACAATCCATGGCAAGACCGAAAATTGAAACAGAGATAAAACCACAAGTCAACATTCTCAATGTTTTAAATAGATCTGACGTAAAAAGGTCTTTGCGATGGCTTTCCAAAGAATCAAATATATCATATGCTTTGTTGCACCACATATGCAGCGGAAAGAGAAGGTTGCATCGTAAGCATGAAGATAAGATCCTGTTTGCTTTGAAAAAGTTCAAAGTTGACGTAACCACCGAAGAAATATTCATAAAATAATCATATGGCCACATACCATGAGCAAAATCAAGATTTTCCCTACTGAGGAATTCAAAAAAGAAGACATTCTCTCCTACGTTGCACAGTTAGGCGCACGCTTACAAAATACGTCAAGCTGTGCAACGCTCTCTCAGTACGACGTAAAAATAAATTGCAATACCCCTTCCACATACTCGCTTGTCAAGTATAGCAAGATGCAAGATATCTGCCGTAAGCTTGACACTAAAAACATAAAATATGAGGTAATAT